AGGGTGTTAAACCCCGTCCGGAGGTATTAATTGGGTAGAGGCTACCCATAAAGGGACTTAGTCCCAGTGTTGAGTGTAAAGCTCGACATGACCCTCGATATACGGGGGATCGGCCGACTCTTTCAGGCCTCAACAACCTAAAGGAGAATGTTATGCCACTTGAAGAGTTTTGGATAGTGGGTCCCGGTGGCGATCGTTACATTGGTTATTCCAAGATAACGAAAGCTGGCGATCACGTAAAGCCTAATGCATATGAACGGATTGGAGGATTTGCTTCTCCGCCCGTTCAGTTGTCAGAAGGTCAGTGGTTACCTACCGTGGATATTCCTAACGTCGGCCCTATTTACGAGTTTCAAACCAAAGGCCCAAATTCCATGCCTAGTGCACGGAACAAAGCCTGGGGCAAACTCGTGGATAGCATTAGAACCGGTCCCGCCTCCCTCGGCATTTCGCTTGGGGAATTTGGGCAGTCACTAGATATGGTGACCGCTAGGTCACGGCAAATGTACCGTGGCTATAAGGCGCTTCGTCGAGGTGATTTTCGGGCTTTTTCCAAAGAGCTCGGGATGAAACCTAAACGTAAGCATAAAAACCTTATTAAATCAAAGGCGGGACAAGCTTCATCGCTGTGGTTGGAGTATTCCTTCGGCTGGAAACCGTTAGTGACTGATGTCTATAACGGTGTAACAGCAGTTGGCCAACCTGTACCTTCGGGTAGGTGTCAGGGGAGCGGGGTTCAAATCTTAGACTATGTCTTTGATGGGAATCCTTACTCCGAGCACTTTCAAGGGATCGGCATCTGTAAACAGGGTGCCAATGTTTTTATCTCTAACCCGAACACGTACGCTTTACAGCAACTCGGGCTTGCAAACCCGGCAGTTATTGCATGGGAGCTAGTTCCATTTAGCTTCCTTGTTGACTGGGTATTTGATGTATCCTCCAGCCTCGGGGCCCTTACGGACCTTCTGGGATGCGATGTCCAGGACGCTTACACTACCTCTTTTTACAAAGGTAAAGGTACGACGTCCTGGAACGACTACGGAACACTTGTGTCCCGTAATGCGAACATCCATGGGATGAAGCGGGAATTAGGGCTTTCACAGCCTCTTCCGAATACTTCCTATACAGCAAATATCGGCAAATCGTTGACACGTGCCGCAAACGCGGTTTCCCTTCTCGGTCAGATTTTGACCAAATAAAAAGAGGTATACACCATGCCTACAATGGCAAATATTACCGTCAAGAAAGCCGACGGCACCACCGACGTCATATACGTCGCCAGCACCCCCTCGGCCGGAGATAAAAGTCCGGCCATCTGGACGCTTAACACCGCGTCCGGAATTCAGGGGTATCGCCCACGCTTCGAGCTCTGGACGCAGAACAACGCGGCCAACTCGATTCGACAGGCACGCTTCAAGTACTCCTTCCCGTCCGTTTATACGGATACGACCACCGGCTTGCAAAAACTTAACAAGTCGGTCGGTTTCGAGGGAGTGGTTTATCTCCCTAAGGAGCTAACCACTACTGAGTGGAAAGAAGCTTGGGCACAGTTGGGTAACCTCTGTGTCTCTACGCTGGTTCGTTCGTCGATCGAAGAAGGCTTTGCGCCTACCTAAGACCGACGTTTTCTCTCTACGTTATATAGGAGTAAAATTATGAAACGGTGGTTATCCGCTAATGCTTCTCTTTTAAGGGCATTTCTCGCTCACCTCGACACCCCCGTATCCTTGGCTGTTTGGCTGAGGATTGAGAATCGGGAGTGGGATCAGCTTGCGTTATGCTATGCTGATCCACGTCACTATCCAGAGGGAATATTTTCTTCTCTCAAATTTCGAAAGGACGTACAAGCGGTGGACCTTCTTAGGAAGGCTCCATTGCCCACACGCATCAATCGAAAGGAGGCGGCAATTGCCGCCTGGCACAGTGCCGAGACGCAATGTTATCGTACCAATGAGTTCATTTCATCCCTCGTGGGTGTGGGAGGCTATATCAGCCCCGACGACCCAGGCTACGCCAAATTTCTTGGCGCGGTAAAAAAGAGGATGACACGATGGCTCGGTAAACTTCCGGATTCACTGGAAGGGGGCTTCGGCCCAGGTACATGCGTTGAATATGAGGGTTCAGACCCTACGGTAGTAGATAAAATATGGCTCACGCCAACCACCACGCCCAGCGCTGCCACGTTGTTCACATGGCATTATGACCACACCCTTTGGGGTGCGGCACGCTGGAAAGATCGACTCGGTGCCCCTCAGATTTCCCGGGGGAATCGTCTCACGACGGTTCCCAAGGACGGGAAGACGGATCGACCGATTTCCATAGAACCAGTGGGAAACCTCTGGCTCCAGTTAGGGATCGGTCGGTTCTTGAAGCATCGCTTGCGTCAGATTGGTTTACCGGACTATAAACCGGTTTCACGGGAGCTTTTCCCTGGCTATTTGTACGCAGAGAAGGACGCGCAGTTTGTCCACCGAGAGTTGTTATACTCGATGGCTAGCCGTCGTCTTTCGACGATCGATCTGACAAGCGCTAGTGACACTGTAGCTCTTGAATTAGTCCGCGCGGTTTTGCCGCCGGATTGGTTCGAACTACTTGATGATTGCAGGTCAAAACATACCTGGGTTCCTTCCCAGGGTGGAGGTCGGTGGTATCTCCTCGAAAAGTTCTCCTCTATGGGGAACGGTTTTACATTCGAGTTGGAATCGCTGATCTTCTGCGCACTCCTATCTGTTGCATTTCGGCTCACGCCGGGTGTCGACCTTTGGGTTTTCGGAGATGATATTATTCTTCCGGAACGCTGTTTTGACTCCGCATGCAACCTGCTCTCGGTGTTCGGTTTTACGCCGAATTTACGGAAGTCTTTCAAAAGTCCTCCGTTTTTCGAGAGTTGTGGCGGTAACGTCCACTCGGGTATAGATGTAACTCCTGTTCGGATTAAAGGGCCTCTCGACTCCCCCTCCTCGATCTATGCGTTTCATAACGCATGTTTTCGAATAGGGATGAGCCGTAAAGTCCTCCGTTTGATCAGGAATCTATTACCTCGTCGGTTGCAACTCCCCGGGCCTCGTCGGCTCGGAGATGTCGTCCTCCACGGACTACCTTGGGATGCCCGTTGTGTTAACGGGATACACTGGGTACGTGTTCTCAGG